AATCTCTGTGTATGGTTGCTGTGGGTATACAGTGTTACCCATTGGCAAGAATGATACAGCCTTTAGCTTACCCTCGTACATATTAAGAACAGATGCTACGTGCTGCTTTTCTGTTTCCTTGTCAAAAGATAGAGTTACTGATACACCATTGTCTGACCAATACTCTTGAGCAGTTGCAGCAAGAGACATTTTCTCAAACAGAGATACCTGCTTCTCGCTACGCTTTTGTCCAGACTTAATTGGGAAGTATACAACTGTAGTATTTGCTGATACTAGGTCGTCTTCACACTTATACCCTGCAGCTTTAAAAAGGTGTAACATTGGGTCTGTGTTTCCAAAACGAATAGCACGTAGGTAGAAAGCACCGCCTGGACCCCAGTGAACTCCAGGTGTTGCACCTGATAGAAGTGATACTGACCCAGATGGTTTTACGGTAGTTACACGAATTGATTCACGAACACATAGCCATTCAGAATACTTCTTGTCATAGAAACGAATCTTGTTGTATCCTTCATCCATCCAGTTACGAACAGTTGGAAGACCATTCTCATCAGCAAAAGATGCAATGCCTGTCAGGGATGTTCCAATACGACGATTACGCTGCATGATTCCATTAGTCTGCTGCCAGTGTGTTGGCAACAAAGTAACAGTCTTACCATATAGATAGGCAAACTTCAGAGTCCGTAGGAAGTCCTCCTTGGACTCATGACGGTTTAGGTGTACCTCAACTAGGGTACAGAGCTCATAGGACTCCAGTGGCTGTTCTGCACACGGATTAAAGCCTACTACACGGTAGTCTGCACCATCTGGTTGGTCTGCCAAACGTCCATAGTTACGAGCAACATCTAACCAAATAAATCCTGGCTCTCCGTTATCTACAATACGATCTACATACTTTGAGTAATCCATACCAACAGTAGCAGAGATAGAGTTATTGCTCATCCATGCCCACCCTGGATTTTTTGGATCATAACTGTTGCGCTCTGGAAAAGCTTCTGCATTCTTTAGGTTTAAGAAATCATCATCGCCCTCCACACCCAAAGCTAGAGTAGCAGAACGACGCACGTTTCCTGATACAACACAGGTTCCAATTAGATTAATGATATCTACAATCGCACGAGAGTCTAAAGTTTCTCCAGCTCTTCCACCAATAACTTTACTAATCTGTTCATGCAAAGCAATTAGTGGTCCAGGTCCTGAAGCAGTTCCTCCAAAGCCTTTGATTGGTGCACCTAATGGTCTAATGAGCGAGTAGTCTAGCTCTTGAATATTTTGGTTTGGTCTCAAGAATGAGTTAAGAAGTAATCTTGTAGCTTCTACCCAACCTTCACGAGTGTCTGGAATCTCGTAGACTACCTTTGGCTCCGTTGGTGCGTGGATTGGAAAGGCCTTGTCTTGTCCAAGGGTATCAAAGCCAACACCAATACCAAGCATAAGAGCATCCATTACCCAAGCAAACAAAGCTCCTGGATCATTCTTGTCTAAGTCTTTTGTAGATACAACGGCACAGTTCTGTAGTGCTGCAGAGTTACGCTTTTCCATTGTTAGTGGTGTTCCAAATGTCCACATGCCACGTCCTGGTGGTGTCCACTTTAGGTTAAACATACGATCAAAAGCTTCTTGTGCAGACTTCTGGGCCTTGTAGTCATTCCATGGTAGGCGGTTATCTTTTGCATGATTCTTCTGGACAGAATACATACCCTCAATAACTCTCCGACAAACCTCATACCAGCGTTCTTTAGTTCCGTCTTCTTTGATGCGAGAATAGGTTCTTGCAAAAGTAATTTCTCCAATGGAGTTTTCTCCTGCGTCTTTAAAACCAAATGGTGCCTCTACAGTAGTGTATTTTTCAACAAAATCTACTGGAAGTCTGAAGGAGAAAAAATCTGACATAAGGATGGTGCCTTTCTTGATTGAGTTAGATGTATATTATAGCATAGTGTTTTAAAAAAAGCAAAACACTGCTTAAAGCTTTGGTTTAGAGTTTTATAAAAAACAAATCTGTTTATATTAAGTTAAAGCTATCTAAAAAGTCACGCACGTCTTCTGGCATTTCTTTTTTTCTGTTAGCCTCTAACAAATCTTGCTGTTCTCTGTTTGCTATCTTTGTAGCATCAGACCATGTGTGAACCTCTACCTCAAGATTCAAATCTCTTGGTGTGTGTGAAATAGCTCCAAAGATTGCACCACAAACAGCATCCGCTAAGTCCTTAGAACTTTTTCTAGGGTGATCAACTCTGTTATTCTTCATAATTTTAAGTTCTGTAAGTTCTTCAAATAACAAATCAATCATTGGCATAGCTAAACGATCTTCATAGATAAGCATAGCCATATCTTCATAATGCTTCTTTGCTACTGATACTGTTTCAGTTCTAATGCCCACAGACTTTAGCTCATTCTGAATATCAAAAGATTGCCAACGGTCAAAGCTAACCATTCCAAGATCAAACCCCTGTCTTCTAAGGTTTTGAATCCACTGCTTAACCTCTGAAAGGTTTACAGGGCCTTCCTTCTTTGGCTCCCACCAAGCTACAGCATCTACAATTACTACTGGGACTACTTGCTCATAGTCTTTCATTACTTGAACAGATACCCACTTTTCTACGTGAGCAATTGCCACTGCACACTTGTCATGTTTTTGTGCAAGGTCAGCGTGAACGTAATACTTTTTGTTTGGATCTGGCTTAAAGGTTTCATCAAATCTTCTAAACTGATCTATTGGATTACGAATTGTCATTGCACCCTGAACTTTTTCACGTTGTTTAAAAAATGCGTCAGAGGAGAAGCTTGGGACACAAGCAAATCTTTGCATAGCATCTCCAAGATCAGTATAAAATGCTAGCTTAAAGTCATCAATTTTACGAGTAGGATTTACAACCCAGGTAGGACGTTTTAAGGCAAACATTCCTGGAAACTTATAGTTAAGGATTGTATCCTCTTCCCAATTAATTTCAAATGAATTACCCTCAGCTTCTTCTGGCAAGTCTGGATTCATAATAAATTTATGAGTCTTTGTTACTACATCTTTGTCTGCAATTACAGCATCGTATCTTTGTGATATAAAGTCTCCTGGGAAACGTGGAAAAGATAGTAGTGCAACTTTTCCTAGGTCTGGAAATCTTGAGTCAACAGATGCACGAAAAGCTTTATAAATATTATCTGCTGTCTTACCTTGGTCATTACCAGTACCAATCTCTTGTGCAAATCCTGATATCTCATCAAGTACCGCCAGAATTAGGTTAAGTCCTTCGTGAGACTCTCGTTCAGAATGTCCTGAGTAGACTGTGATTGAGTGGTCAAATTCAATGCTGTCTGCCTTTGCATAAAACTTTCCAGCAAACCAAGGAGATCTTTCTATCTTTGATTTAAATCCTTTGAAAAAAACGTTCTTAGCTTGCTGAGCGTTAATCGCCACGTTAATGATATCAATCGCATCGCCTCCTGGCTTTCCAAAGTATCTCGCTGGGTCCTTAAGACAAAGGAGTTTATATACGATGTAAGAACAGGCAACAGTAGAGGTAAAGTCTTTACCAGATCCTTTACCAAGCTGTAAAATAATTTCATTCTTTGTATACTTCTTGTAATATTTTTCACCCTCTATTGCTCCCATCAAATCAATTAGATCTTCTTTTTTATATATCTGGCTCATTGCTTCAACAATATCATACTGAACTTGAGATAGTGGTGGTTGTCCTAGGTAAGCTTCACCCTCAACAAATGTTTTTGCGTCTACTGGAATCTCAGCAAAGTTTTCATTCTTTAAAGCTTCAAAAAAATCATTAAACATTGTTGTGGACAACGGTAATTACCTCACCTTTTCTTGCTACCAGAGATAGTTTTGACATAATTTTGTCACGTATTTCTGGATGCTCAGAAGCCACGTCTCTAAGAATGCCAACTAGGATCTGTTGTTTTTCTTCAATATCAATCATTTCTTCTGCAAGTTCTTGGTTTTCTAATAGTCCAGCTTTTTGCAACATATCAATTCTTGTTTTTTCAATATCCATTACAAGCTTAATTGCACCATTCTTGGCACCCAGGTTTGCTGTTGTGGTAGCATCATCTATTACTTCATAGGCTTTGGCAATTAGTTTATTGTAATGAGTGTCTGCCCCAACTAACGCTTCTTTGGCACGTGCACGGATAGCAGCATTATCAGCTGCCATCTGTCGCCACTCTTCAATTAGAGCTACAACCTTTGTACGTGGCAGGTCAAGCTCTTTAGAGATCTTTGTAGGGTCATTGCCCTTTAGGTATTCTTCAACAACCTTGTTAACTTCATCTAGATGTTTAACTAAGTTTTCTTCTACTGACATTATTTCTTTGCTCTCTTTTTTGGCGTACGTTTAATTCTATCAGATTTAAAGCTTCTAAGTGAGCCAATTTGACCACGTACAATCTCAAAGCAATCAACCCATTGAGAGCCAGTCTTATTATTTGTGGTTAGTCCACATACTTTAAATCTAGATCCATACTCACCATTAACTTTTACAATATCTCCTGCACTAATGGTAAAACCATTAAGCTCAAAGCTTGGCTCTGTACTAAAGTCTGTTGGAGATACTAATGCTTCTCTCCTAGGCCTTACCACTACACAGATCTTTCTTTTGCAATCTTAAGTAGGATAAGGTATCCTAGTAGGTCGTCAATCTCGTTGTCCCCTGGCCAATCGTGACCATTCTGTATGCGTGAAAGCTTGTCATCAATGCGAACTAAAAGTTGTTCTACATTGTCTGTTTTTGAAAATATTCTTGAAGGATGTAATGCTGAATCTCCATAAGATCTATTTTTAAAAATTAATAAATCTGTGACCTCTTGACATACTCTTTTGATATCTTCTTCTGTTTTTACACTCATCTTTTACTCTTCCTTAGTCCAAACTTTGCTAGGTAAACGTAAATAGTTTCAACGCTAGCACCACATTCTTTTGCAATCTGCTCTGGTGTTTTTTTATCTACAACATATCTTTTGCGAAGCCAGACATCGCTAGTATATAGTTTAACACTCATTATTTATTTTGTCAACTTTCCCCAGTTATGAATAGCCCAGTGACCAATGCCAATTGCATCAGCTACGTCATTATCACTAACAACTATATCATAGTTAATATTAATAAAGTTAATAGTTTTTTGTTTTCTAGATTCACGATCAAAGTTTTTATACCAAGAGTCAGATTTTCCAGGGAATTCATTACGAACCAAAAGCTTGGCGTCTTTCGTAGTCTTTCCATTACCAATAAAGCTTTGCCAGCTAATTGGATTAACTGCTCCAGCAACTTTGATTCCTGCTATGCCTGCAGCCCCCAGAAGCGCTCCCTGTACCAATGCAAGATCTGCAGCAGTCTTTGGACTATTAATAAATACCGTATGCTCAATTACAATTGCATCAATGTCAAATTGCTTAAACAATGCTAATGTTTTACGTGCAGCATCTTTAACTTTTGAATATGTATTCATACCCTGAAAATTAATCTTTCCAAACTTGTCTAAAGAGTTTCCAGAAAAAATAGCAAAAGCTAGACTATTTGTACTAGCATCAATAGAGCAGATAGTATTTGGCTTATTGCTAGCTATTATCGTTTTGATAGTCATGCATAAATCCTTTCAGCTCTCTTATCTTTTTATTAACCTGTTTTTTATCTACATGACATGAGTTGCACAAAATATGATCATTGTAGATTGAAAGCTTTGTCCCACAGTTTGCAGCACAAAGTCTATTCTTTTGGCTATTCTTTTTTCTTTTATTTTCTTTATGTCTTTCAACAATCTTTTCTTTTGTTGCGCTTTCACGACAAACAGAAGAGCAGTATATTTGATATGGTACGTTTGGACTAAAGCGATTGCTGCACCAACTACATTGTTTCAACTAATGCCTCCAGAGATTTAATCTTCACAGACCCAACCCCTGCATCAGCACATACCTTTGAAATTGGACAAGTCTTACAGATCTTTGAATTAGCTCTGTAGTTTTTTGTTGGTAAGGTTTTGTCTACCCACGCCTTACGAACGTCTCTCATCCACTGGAATGCATTTTCTACCCATTGTCTATAATAATCATTTACTTCAACAGGAAGAATCAACAAGTCGTGATTGTTCTTGTTTTCATAAATAAGAACTGCTTTTGCTTTTTTAAGAATCTTCATGTAAATAAGAAGTTGAATGAGGTGACCAGTCTTGGGCTTACCTACTTTCTTACGATACTCAAAGCCTTCCATTGGCATAGTCTTAATTTCACCAAGAAGCTCTTCGCCTTCCCAGTTAAGAATGACGTCGCCAAATCCAAAGATAGGTGGGTCATTTGCTACAACCTTAAACTCTGAATCAACCAGAAGTCCTGGAACATTTCCCATGGCTTCTTGAATACGCTCGTGAGACTTTGTACCAGCAGTCATGTTGGCACCACCATAAGCATCTGCATTATCTTCAAACACTCCGCCCTCAAAAGCAAGGTACCAGTATCTTGGACACTCTCCATGAGAGAATGCGATAGTGCTAGGTGCAAAAGTTTTCTTTTGTGTAAACTTATCTATACGATTAACGGTATAGCCAGAATTAATCTTTTCAATTAGTGCTTGGTTATCTAGAAATGATTTTTTATCTGCAATCTTTTTAATCATTACTTCTTGTAAAAAATTTTTAGCCATTATTATTTTTCTTTTCTCTTAGAGTTCTATTATACACTAGCGAGTAATATACTTCAAGGCAGATACTAAACTATTTATAGCCTCTGCTGCGGTATAGTATAGGTTTTTCTTCCCACGGTCTGACTTGTCCACATTGGCCATCCAGGTGGCTCTGAAGGCCATTTTAGCGGCAATTGCCTGCAGTCTTACAATCTCAATCGTTACTACGTTAAGTGGGATATCTGGCTTAATAATAACCTTAGCAATAAAGGTAAGAGCCTGCGTTAGTTCTTCGTCGTTCATGTAGTCAGCAATTTCTGACAAACCATTAACCATGTCTATTGTTGTTTTATCTTGTTCCATTATTTTTCTCCTGTTAATTGTTCTAGTATTCCTAATTCTATTATAGCAAGTCTTGTCTTTGGCGTACCCTCGCCAATTACTACAATGATGGCTGGATCATTACCATTACGAATTGCATCAGTAGTTGCCTTAGCCCAAACATCTTTATTAAGAGTAAAGCTTTTCCCAACCTCTTTAAAGTCTACAGTAAAAGTCTCAAAGGTTGCATCCCCCTTGTGAGTTCCTCTTCCAGAATTTTTATGAAGCTTGGCTCCAATTCTTTTGCTTTCAGACTTTTCGCTCAAGATAATCCTTTTTTGTTTTCTTAGCAAGACTAACTCTTGATACATGTTTTTTTGAACATTGCCAAGTTAGATCTAGAGTATCTTTCCAAAGACGTAGAGTTGGCACTTCTTCTTTACATCTTTGACACAAGAACTTTCCAGGATGAGTATAGAACGTTTGGTTATTTTGCTGATTCAACGCCATTTACCTGATCTCTGATTGAACCTTGGAGCTCAAGGTCTTCACGCACACGACTTATAAAACCATCTCTACCCTGTACCTTAGAGCCGTCAGGAAGAATATACCAAGCACCAGTTCTTTCTACAATGCCCATAAGTTCTGCTGTATCAACCAAATCAGCAATGACATCAATACCAACCATGTTACCTCTAAAATAGAAATCATATTCGCCACTCTGAAAGCCAGGACTCGTTTTACTAAACTGCAATTCCCAACGAATTTTTCTACCAATCTTTTCCTCAATTAGCTTATCTCCAACAGGAATCTTACCCTTGATAGCCTGATTGTCAGACTCAGAGCTAAATAGTTTAATGACAGATGAAGAATAAAATTTAGTAGCCTGGCCACCACTTGGTTGCTGACTTGTATACATTGCACTAATATTATTACGACTCTGACTAATTAAGACAAGTAGCGTAGGCTTAACTTTATTATTTGCATAGTTGAGCATCTTCCACGCATTACTAAAGTCCCTTGACTCTGCTCCAATTTGTTTAGTATTTTCTAATTCTTTAAGCTCGTCAGTTCCTTTTTCAAAGTAAATGGCTGGTAGCAAAGATGTGATTGAGTCAATTACAATTATATCTACTCCAGCATTCATCAAGCCTGTGCCAACCTCAACCATTTCATTAATGGTTCTTGCTTGAGATACAATTAAGTTATCAGTATCTACCCCTAAACTTTTTGCCCAATCTTCTGAATAAGACATCTCGGCATCAATCCAAGCACAGAGCTTTCCTTCTTTTTGTGCAATACTAATCATTTGCAAACATAAGGATGACTTTGCACTTGACTTGCTTCCCCAAATAAGAACTTGTCTACCATAAGGCAGTCCACCACTAAGAGCACGGTTTAGTCCTGGGCTTGGTGTTTTTTGATATTCTGTTTTAAATCCTGCTCCATTAGAAAGTCTCTTACGTAGCTTTGGATCTAGTGATGCGAACGCTTCTTCAATAGTTGTCATTAAAACTTTACTCCATGTCTTTCTGGACGTGACTTATTAAAGTCAGTCTTATTATTTAGTGCTACTTGAAGCTCTCCATCAACATAACCGTGATTTCTTAGCCCCTGATACAAGTCAAGAGTTCTAATGATAATGTCTGCCATTTCATCAGCTACTTCTTGCTTGCCCTTGTCTTTACGAATAGCTTCCATAACCTCAACAGCTTCTGATACAATCATCATTAATTGTTTAGTGACAAAAATGTCATCAATCTTGTTAGGCCAAAATCCTTTTTCCACTGCTGTTTTGTGAATCTCTTTTGCCATACCATCTAGTGACAGATGAATCATTATTCTACATCCTCCATTATTACTGTTCCATCTTTTGTTTTTCCAAAAGAAAATTTATAAGAGTGTCCTTCTTCAATCTTCATGTATGCCCTAGCAAAAGATGTTGGGAATACTGTAACTGAGTGTAACTTACGATCAGTATCGGCTAATACTAAGGATGCCATCTTCTTTCCAGCCTTTGTAATTCTTGGCTTAAAAGAAACAACAAATAGTTCTTCGTCTTTATAAGGAAGCTGGCGGTAGTTAAGAATCTTTACAAGTCCAGATTCAGAACTCCTAGTCTCGTCAGCAGGGATGGCAGTAACAATACGATTATCGCTGCATAAAAGAACATAAGTTTTGCCAGACTCAATACTTGTTTGTTCATCATCAAAGATACCTACACTTCCAGTTTTATCTAGTATTTCAACACGTGACCAACCTTTGCCACGCTTAATTGTTTTGATCATTCCCATAAGAATAAATGCACCCTTTTCTTCAAAGTCACAGACCTCATCCATAAAGGCATAGTAGTGCTGTGGCACAGAAGTTTGAAACTCTGGAAGATTTAGATACTCATATAAGTTTTGACGGATCTCTTCGTCATTACGTGGGTTGTCAGTAAAGGTTGCTCCACCCACAGCCCTAAGAGCAGCAAGAGCACGACTGTTTACGCCACTACCTTTTGTAAAGGTAAACTCTTCTAGGTGCTTGTAGTCTCTGAATGGACGTGCATCCATGTACTTGTTAGCAATGTTATCACTAATGTACTTGATTGCTGTTAGTCCAAACCTAATTCCCTTACCCTCAATCTTAAAGTCAGCATCGGAGTCGTTGATGTGAGGAAGCTTTACCTTAATATTCATACGCTTTGCTTCAATAAGATATTCTGTACGAGCATCCTTGTCGCTCTCATTCTTTAGAATAGCAAACATAAACTCTAGAGGGTGATAGTACTTTAACCAAGCTGTCCAGTATGACAATGTTGAATATGCTACAGCGTGAGACTTGTTAAAGGAGTAACCTGCGTGTGCTTCAAAGTCGTGCCACAAGTCTTTTGCATCGTTAGGAGATAAGAACTTTGATGCACCTTCAACGAACTTGTCTTTAAACTTGTCAAACTCTTTAGCATCTTTTTTCTTACCAATAATCTTACGAACTTGGTCAGCTTCTGCCATGGTCATTCCACCAAGCTCTGTACAGGCTTGCATAACCTGCTCTTGGTACAAAATACATCCATATGTTTCTTGTGTAAATGTTTTCATTACTTGGTGGTGATAGCTAATGTTTTGCTTACCATGTTTACGAGCAATGTAATCTTTTCCAATAGTGTTCATAGCACCTGGACGAACAAGTGCGTTAGACGCAGCAAGTTCTGCAAAGTTTTTTACACCCATCTTAACAAGCAAGTTTGTATATGGTGTAGCTTCACACTGGAAAACACCTTTAGTGTATCCATCAGAAAGCATACGATAAACATTGGCATCTTCCATATTAATCTTATGAAGATCAACCTTGGTTCCATTACGCTCTTCAACAATCTTAATAGTGTCTTGAATAACAGACAAGGTCTTTAGACCTAGAGCATCAATCTTAATTAGACCAATACGTTCTGCTTCTGCCATGTCTACTGCTACTACTGGGATACGTTCTTTTGTTCCTGGTGCCGTGCGAGTTTCCATAGGAGCAAACTTAAAGATAGGTTGCTTAGATGTTACAACACCAGCAGCGTGAATACCAGTGCCACGAATACGACCACGTAGCTGGTCTCCATACTTTTCAATTTCTGGATACTTTTCACGGAACCATTCAGCCTGTTTAGAGTTACAGTAATCATCCCAAGTATCAACAACTTTCATAACTTTGTTGACATCAACAAGTGGAATGTTTAGCACACGAGCAATGTCACGAACAACACCTTTGTCTTTAAAGGTAAGGAAGGTTGCGATAGAAGCTACGTGTTTGTATTGTCTAACTAAGTAGTCTTTTACTTCATCACGACGGTTGTCCTGGATGTCTGTATCAATGTCTGGGAAGTCATTACGTTCTGGATTAATAAAACGGAAAAACAGTAAGCCATGTTTGATAGGATCAATGTCAGTAATGCCTAGTGTATAACAAAGCAAGGAGCCTGCAGCAGAACCACGACCTGGGCCTACCATAATGTTTTCTTTCTTTGCCCATGCAATCATAGAGCGAACTACCAAGAAGTAAGGACCAAAGTTTTTATCTTCAATAACTTTCATCTCTTCTTCAATTCGGTCAAGATATACCTGATCTTTGTCTAGTCCCATTTGGGTTAACCCTTCTAATGCAAGAGTTCTTAGTTCTGCATTAGGATTTTTATATTGTACTGGAAGAAGGTCTTGGTAGTCTTGAATGTCATAGTCTTCTATTTTATCTACGATGTCAAGAGTTGCTTGATACATATCTTCACGATCAATACCTTGCTTTTCCATAGCTGCTTTCATCTCTTCATAGGAAAGCAAATGAATCTCAAAGTTTTTAAATGACATCTGACGGTCTGCACCATATAGATAATCAAGACGGTCCATTAAATTGTCATGCTTGCAAGACTTCTCATAGGTAACATCCTTTTCAGTCTTGTTAGAGTATGAGTTAAGAATAAGCTTTAGCTCTTGAATTTCTGCCTGAGATGGGTCAGAGTGGTGACAGTCAGGAGTTACAACTGGAGTAATTTTAAACTCATCTGCTAGATTAAGAATGGTCTTGTTAATCTCTGGAGGATTGTGAGGCATTACCTCTAGGTAATAATCTTCACCAAAGGTAGACTTGCACCACTGAATATGTTCTTTTGCATAGGCTAGTTCATCTGCTTCAATTGCTTTAGCTAGGACACCAGAAAGGCATCCAGAAGTAATTATTAGACCTTCTTTGTATTCTTGAAGAATCTCCCAGTCAATTCTTGGCTTCTTGTAGAAACCTTCTGTCCATGCAATTTCATTTAGCTTGTTAAGGTTTTCCAAACCTTTCTTGTTCTTAGCAAGAATAACTAAGTGGTTGTAGTTAAGATCTAGTGGGTCATTCTTTGCTTTCTTGTCTGTGTGGTCATGACGGTCTTTAGTTATGTACCCCTCAATTCCAAGAATTGGCTTGATACCCTTTTCTTTTGCAGCACGATACATCTCACGATGACCAGACAAAGAGCCGTGGTCAGTGATTGCAATGGCTGGCATACCTAGCTCAGCTGCACGGTCTACGTACTCCTGTGGCGTTGCAATTCCATCAAATAGAGAGTAGTGGGTGTGAACGTGTAGTCCAGCGTAGTTCATTAATGTCCTTCGTTAGTTAAATAAAGTTTTGAGATGGGTAGTTTTAGGAGATACCCAGCTCAACTTTTTACCAGTCAGCGTTGCTAGTAGTTGCAGCACCTGGGCCATCAAAGCCTAGGTAGAAGCTCTCTTGCTCTGCGTATGGAACGTGGCGAACAACCTTGTCTAGATTAAACGGCTCAATGCCAGTCCAGTCAAAAGGTTCTGTGTCTGGTGCGGTTGGAATTAGAGTATAGTTTGTTTCAATACCCTGACCATTACGCTTCAGCTTCCACTGTAGGTTTGAAATTGATCCAGTCTCTAGAGCATATTCACGAATAGTGTCAAATGCTGATTGCTTTGAAATAC